AACGCCGTGTACTGGGACGGCTACAACGGCGAGAAGCACATCATCATCGACGAATTCTACGGATGGATCCCGCGCACGCAGATGCAGGTCATCTGCGACCGCTATCCAACGATCGTCGACTACAAGGGCGGAGCCCGCAACTTCCTCGCGACCAAGATTTGGATCACGAGCAACGAACCACCCGAGCAGTGGTGGTCGCGCATCGGCCTGGGCGCCATGGAGCGTCGCCTCACAGGAGACCATGGCGCGGTGGAGCACATGACGCAACCATGGGCCCCGCCCGGCGAGATCCCGGCGCCGCTACCGCTAGTGGTGCCGCCCATCTTCTCGCCGCCAGCCGTTGGCGCGGTCATTGTGCCGATGCTCGCACAGATGCAGCGGCACGCCGAGGACGAAGCGGCCGAGGCAGCCGCGTATGAACGCATACGCATAGCAGAAGAGGAAGAAGGCCGCCGCATCTTCGAAGAATGGATGTCACAGTGGCCGTAAGTAAAAGTGATGCAGTCCTTTACGCATCAATGTAGCGCAGACGCGCAGTCGACGCGCTGTTGATCGACAGCGCGTTGCCCGACGACTGGCTGCGCGCACGGAAGTAGACGTAGAGACCACCCGAGCTGATGTCAGCGATCGTCATCGGATTGGTCTGACCCGAGAAGATGACCTCCTTGTTCTTCAGCGGGATGAACTTGTCGAACGAGCAGTTGTACGTCACGCCGTCGGACGCCAGCGCCGCGCCGTTGAACAAGTTGGCGTTGAAGTCCATGACCGTGTCCGACAAGATCGTGAAACGATCCATGTTGTCGTAGCGCATCGGGTCCAGGAACGACGTCGTCTCGGTGCCGTCCTGCAGCGTCGACGAGAAGACGGCGTCGAACGTCGGCGTGTTGCCCGACGGCTGCTTGTCCCAGACGACCACGACGCGGAGCGTGTTGCCCACAATGTCGCCGCTGACGAGCGCGTCCTGATAGAACCACTGAACGAGGCCGCGCAGACGCAGCGACTGCAGCGTGATCTTGCGGCCGACGCGGTTCCACGAACCCGCCCCCTGCTGCACGAGATTGCACACGATGCAATCGGCGTTGGTGTTGGTGGTCGCCAGGATGGGACCAGCAATCGTCAAACGCGTGTCGACACCCTTCTTCTCGAGGAAACGAGACACGATCGCCGCGGCGGTCTGACGCTGACGAGCTTGCGCAGTCAGGCCACCGGCGCTGCGGTCGTAACCCAACACCGACGAGTAACGGGACTTGGTACGAGTGGTGCTTGCTGAGCGCTTGCGAGAAGTAGACATTGTTGAAGTGACAAAGAGTTTTTCGCGCAGCGAAAAACATGGGGGGGCCCAAAAAACTGAGATCCGAGGTTTTTAGTATTACCCCCCCAACCTTGGATCTTGGATCAACGAAGTTGATCCATGATCCAAGGCGCGAGCGGAGCGAGCGACTGATATATCAGACATATATATCAGTGATGGGATATGCAATATACCATCCGTGGGTATTTTGTTGCCACACGGCAACCAAAAAAGAAAAAGAAAAGAAGGCGAAGGATGAGCCGTCGTGGTGTGCCCATGCCATATGAGCACTACCACCAAGGTATGACGCGACCGGAAGTCATTCGGTCGCTCTACCGCAAATGGTCGCGTGAGGGACAAACGCGACAGTGGATGTTGAAGAACATCACCGACATGTCTGGCGAAGTCAACAAAGAAGAGTACGACTGGATGGAAGACCACGTCAAGCAAATGTTCTTCCAAATGGTGCGGAAGCTGCTGCGCGTGGCTCCGCACTTCGGCTACATGCTCGACATCATCGAGCGTGTGTCGGGAAGAACACAAGAACAAACACTCGAGCACATTCGAAAACAGCTGTGGGCAAAGATGCAGCAGATCGACGATGACCCGAGCCACACGGAGATCTACAAAAAAGTCGAGAGCCTCTACTTTACATTCGAGCAGCAGCTGCGCGACCAGACGTTCAACCCTCCGAATCGGGGTCCTCACCGGCCGACTGATAGCCTGTTCGGGGCACATCCGCGTCGTCGACGACCGTCGGGCATTCACTCGAACATGTGGGAGGCTGTGTACGATGAGGAGCGGAACGCTCTGATTCCTGAGTTCTGGGATGCTCTTGATCAGGCCGGCGATTGAAACAGCAGAAGTAGCACCTGATGTCGTGTAATGTAAGCCGAAAACGGAAATTCATTCTTCACAAGAGATTTCTTGGCGACGCTTCAGAGAACGGCGCATGACGGGCGGAGTCGCTTCCTCATCGGGAACGACAAAGCCGTCGATCTCGTAGGCCTCCGCCGACGTCGGGTTCTGGTTGTACGACCAGTGCTCAGAGCCCGGCTCGGACGTCTCCTCATAGGAGGCCGACGACTCGTCATCATCGTCAGCGGTCAGGTCGAGCACCTTCGGCAAAGCCGGCTTGTTGACCGTGCCGCTGTCGCCATTGCCACCAGGACGAGTCTTGACGTTGACCGACTTGTTCGCGTCGACGTGATCGGCGAACTCGTCCTCATCGACCATGAGGAAGATTGCCTTCAGGAAAGCTTCCGTCACTCGCTTCTCCTTAGGAGCGAGCTCGCGACCCGTCTTGATGAGGTCGAGGTGGGAGCACTTCAAGTGCGACGCCAGATCAAGGAGCGCCGACAGGTGCGAGATGGCGAGAGGTTCGTCGATCTCGCACGAGCGGAGGAGCGACTGCCACATAGTGACATCAGCAGAGCTGTAGCCCTTGCGGATCATGCGTTCCATGTAAAGCTGTTTGACGTTCGTAGTTGACATAGTTGATGGTAGAAATTTCGATGGAATCGAAACGAAAAATCTCTTTTTAAATGAAAACTTTTCGTTCAGATTGGGCAGATACGGGAGCGGAAATTAAAAAGTGAAATGATTCACAGAGAAACGCCACGAAGGATGAGTGGTCGTAATCCGCCGTATATGAAGTACTGGCTGTGGACACTGAACAACCCGACGGAGGAACACGTGCCCCCGAACGTGTGGCCGGACGTCGAGTACACCATCTGGCAACACGAACGAGGCGAGAATGGGACCGATCACATTCAAGGCTACGTCGTGTTCGTGGGCAAGAAGCGACTGAAATGGATCAAAGAGAACTGCGACGCTCTTGCCCACTGGGAGCCGCGCAACGGATCACACGAACAAGCGAAAGCGTACTGCTCAAAAGAAGAAAGTCGCATCGGCGGACCGTGGACGTCGGGCGACGACAGCAAAATACCCACCAAAAAGGGCGAACGCACTGACCTGAAACGTGTCTTCGAGTTGATGTCCGCCGGGACGTCGGCAAACGAGATCATGACAGACCCGGACTTGTTCCCGGTCTGGGCGCGATACTACCGCGCCTTCGAGAAGTTCGCGATGGCCAAGGAGCCGAAGCGCAACTGGATCACGTTCACGCAAGTGTACTGGGGCGTTAGCGGCTGCGGCAAGTCGCGACGCGCCCACTACGAGGCGAGCCTCAAGGCCGACGGCACTGTTGGCGAGCCGTACTACGTCCTGCGCAAGCCGCAGGGCAACGCCGTGTACTGGGACGGCTACAACGGCGAGAAGCACATCATCATCGACGAATTCTACGGATGGATCCCGCGCACGCAGATGCAGGTCATCTGCGACCGCTATCCAACGATCGTCGACT